TTGTGTTCCCCTAGTTAGGAAATCAATACCAGGATATTTTTTAATGTTCTTTTTATATGACCGATTTTGATATTTTTTAGGTATATATAAATATATATGGAAACCACCACTGGGTGTAAGTACAGTAGGTTCTAATTTTAGATCTAAATCTTTTAATAATTTATTAAAACTATCTTCACCATTATTTCTAGGATCTACATCTATTACCAGATCATCATCTCCAATTACCCATCCTAAGTTACCTTTATGGCTAAGTATTCGGTCCTCATCTACTCGCTTTTTAGTCCAGTTTTCGACTATTGGCCTTTTACCTGCTAAAACAGTTAGTTGTTTACCTGACGACAGGTATTGTCTTATAGTTGAATTATTAATCATTATTCAAACATAAGTGGTGCTTCTAACTGTGAATCATTTATATAAATGCTCACAGCCTGAAGAGTAGATCGAGTATAGTTACTCTCAATACCGTCTGCAAGCTTTTTAAGTGTGGGGTAAGATATACCCGTAGACTCACTTACTGCATACAAACGCTTATCTTTTAGACCCTTTTGTATATCTAATAAGGGTAAAATCTGATCTTGCATTAGCTGACTCCTTGAGTTTTGATTGAAAGTGGTATAGTATCATAGTTTTATCATATAATAATTAAATATTATTTTTTATCAAATATATTTTACATACCATTAAAAACATGATATAATGGTCCCATCAAATCGAGAAATAGGTTTGATAAACAATAAAAACTATATAAGGAAATAAAATGAAAAAATACTGTAATATGCAAGGATATTCTGATACTACCCCTTACGAGGTTATTAAGGTTATATCCGACAAAACTCTAGAAATTAGATCTATGACTGTTGAAAAGGATCCTAGTTATAAGGCGGAATTTGTTCCGGGAGGATTCTCAGCTCATTGTACTAATAACCGTGACCAGAAATGGTTAATTAAATCTAACCCCGAGGGTCATGTATTTAGAGTCAGGAAACGTAAGACTAGAATGAACTACGGTGAGGATATTTACTGGCACCAAACTGCCCGTTATAGATTATCCGATAAGCCTCATTATTTCTACGATTACAACTTTTAAATTAACCGGGCCCTTCGGGGCCCAATAAAAAGATATAAGGAGAATAAAATGAAAAATTGTTATTATATATCAAGTGGTTTTGGCAACGGTATGTTTACTCTTCGTGAGCATAGTGTGTTTAAGACTAACTATGGCCTGAAAGAGGAAGATAGATATATCAAAACTCTTGCTAGGGATTATGATAAAGCGGTAGCCAAGGCTAAGGAATACGTTGGCGAGAATGGTAAGCTTGAGATTAGTAAGCCTTTCGAATTGGCGAAATGGGGTGAAGCTGAAAAGAATTACAGATATATACCCCCAGTTCTTTCTGATGAAGAAATTGCAAAACGTGAAGCTGAAGCTAAAGTTAAAGCTGAAGAAAAAGCTAAACGTGAAGCAGAATATGCTGAAGTATTACGTCTTAGACAAGAAGAATACGACAGAGCAGAACCAATTCCTGTAACTAATGATCGAATTAGATTCAAAGGTACCGTTGAAGGAACTTATTCTAAAGAAACCCAATGGGGCATTCAGCACAAAATGTTTTTAATCGATGATCGTGGATTTAAAATTAATGGAACAAATGTAAAAGTTCCATACATTGATTCTGTAACTGGTAAGCCCGAAATAATCAACGAGGGAACAGAGGATGAATTCGAAAGAAAAACATTTGTCAAAAAAGGCGATAGAGTTTCATTTATTGCTAAAGTTCAACCAAGTGATGATCCGAAATTCGGCTTTTTTAAACGTCCTACTAATATTAAGGAGGTATCATAATGAAAAAAACACAAGCAATTACTCAAAGAAGAAGAGGTGCAAAACGCAGAGACCACCTTTCTTCTAGACAAATGAGAAGGAAAGCTGAAAGAGAGATAAGAAAACAATCTACTATAAGGAGAATAAAATGAATATTGAAAAACAGATTAAAGATTTAACCGATGCAATGATCCGATTAACAGAGGTTATGGAAGTAAAACGGGAAGGTAATTCTATAACTGTTTCTGTACCTAAACCTGATCCTGAGGATCCTTTTGATGAAAGTAATCATACAGTTATTACAGCATCTCATGTTAAAGAATTAGCAAAAGAAAAAATGAGATCGGGAATTGATCGTAAAACTATCAAGGATATGGTAACTAAATTGAAGGCAGATTCAATAGCCGATCTTGATTCTGAGGGTCTTAAGACTCTACATAAACAACTGGGGAAACTATGATTGCACATGCTAAACTCTCTGCAAGTGGATCGAGTCGGTGGCTTAATTGCCCCGGCTCAGTTCATGCAGAATCAATATATCCTTCTGATGGAGAAGGATCCGAATTTGCTATTGAAGGTTCTATGGCTCATGAATTAGCCGATTTATGTTTAAAGAAGAACAGAGATGCTGATTGGTATTTAGGCAAAATTGTTTATAAAAGAACAGTAGAAAAAGAGATGGTAGAGTATGTTCAGGAGTACGTAGATTATGTTAGAAGCTTCGAAAATAGATTTACCACTCTATATACTGAAGAGCGAGTAAGCTTTGCTCATTTAGTACCTGATGGGTTTGGTACATTAGACGCAGCAGTTGTAGATTCTGATAAAGGCATTTGTCATATATTTGATTTGAAATATGGTAAGGGTATAAGAGTAGATGCATTTGAAAATACTCAAGCACAATTGTATGCAACAGGTATGGAAAATGATTTAGCATTCCTACATGATATAAAAACCTTTAGATTACATATTGTTCAACCTCGTTTATTCCATTTTTCTGAATGGGATATATCAAAAGAGGATTTATTATTATTTGGTAAGTATGTAACGGAAAGAGCTCAATTAGCATTAAGCCCTGATGCTCAAAGAATACCAGGTAAAAAACAATGCCAATGGTGTAAAGCCAAAGGTGATTGTAAAGCATTATTAGATTTTACTACTGCTACCATAACTGCCGAATTTGATGACTTAGAGAGCATCGATGTGGAAACATTAAGTGAAGATGAAAAGAAGTCCATACTGGACAATAAAGGCCTTTTCGTATCATTTTTAAATGCAGTAGAAGCTTCCATATTTAATCAATTAGGTACAGGTAAAGAATTCCCAGGTTACAAACTAGTAGAGGGAAGAGCAATAAGGAAATGGAATTCCTCTGCAGAAAAAGCATTAATAGACAAATTAGGAGAAGATGCTTATCTTAAACGTATGATAGGTATAACTGAAGCAGAGAAAAGATTAGGTAAAGATTTCACTAAGGATCTAACCGATAAACCACAAGGTAAAACTGTATTAGCGCCTTTAAGTGATAAAAGACAAGCTTTAGATATACAAAGTGTAGAAGAGATATTTGATGAAATATAATTTATTATTTGTCAATTATATGATATACTTCACCATAAAAAGTTTTCATCCAGGTTTGACTTGCACCTGGTTCCGAAAAGCAGGTCTTATTAGTAAGACGAAAAGAGCCCTCAGCCTCCACAAGTACGAGGGCTCTTCATCCAGGATTGGTAACCTGGGTCTGATGAGTCAGCCAAACCAATTTAATATAACCATTTAAGGAGTTAAAATGAGTAAAATGATGTTAAAAAATGTTCGTCTATCTTTCCCTTCTATCTTCCGCAAAGCAGAATTTGATGGAAACGAAGGTAAATTTGAAGGAACCTTTCTAATTGATAAAAAAGACAAAAAGACTAAAGCAATGCTCGATGAAGCAATCGATAAAGCTGTTGCTGAAGCTAAAGTTAGTATCCCATCGGATAAGCGTTGCTTAAAAGATGGCGATGATTCTCAATATGATGGGTACGCCGACCATTGGTCTTTAAAAGCTGCAAGTTCTAAAAGACCAACGGTAATCGATAGAGATAAAACACCTTTAGTCGAAGAAGATGAAAGAATTTACCCAGGCTGTTATGTAAATGCTATTATCGATCTTTGGATCCAAAATAATAAATATGGAAAACGTGTAAATGCAAATTTATATGGAGTTCAATTTGTTAAAGATGGAGAATCATGGGGTATGGGACAAATCGATGTCTCTGATGACTTCTCTGATTTAGACGATCTATGATTAACTACGAAGCCCCTTCGGGGGCTTTTATCGTTCTTGATTGTGAAGTATATCCCAATTATTTCTTAGCAGCATTTAAAAATATTGAAAATCAAAATGTTGTAACCATAGAATCTAAAGGTGAAGACCAAGGATTAACTAAAGAGCAAATAAATAAGCTTTATAGTATTATCATTAAGAAAACAACTTTTGGATTCAATAGCAACAAATATGACATCCCTATCATACTATTTGCTTTAACTGGTAGGCCTTGTAAAGATATTCATAAATTGTCAGATAGAATAATTAATGAGAATATACCAGGATGGAAATCGTTAAAAGATTTTAATTTATTCCTACCTAAAAATATGTCTCATTTTGATATATCTGAACCAGCACCAGGTGTAAGAGTCAGCCTCAAATTATATGGTGGAAGATTACATTCTAAAAGGCTTCAAGATTTACCTATAGAGCCAGGTACAATGCTAACAGAAAAAGAGATGGAAGATACTCTAACCTATTGTATAAATGATTTAGATACAACTATAGACTTATATAAAAAGATTGAAGATAGGATTAAACTTCGATATGAAATGTCTAATCAATATGGTTTAGATTTAAGATCTAAATCTGATGCACAAATAGCAGAAGCTGTTATTAAGTCCGTGCTTAGTAAAAAAATGTTAAACAAAAGAATTAATAGACCCCGAATAGAAAGTTCCACTACATTCAAATATGAAATCCCTAGCTATATTAAGTTTGATAGTAAAGAATTAAATGAAGCTTTAGAATTTATTCGTAATCATAGATTTGAATTAGATGGTAAGGGGTCAATACAACTACCTAAAGAATTAAAATCTATGAAGATTAATCTTGGTAAATCAACTTATCAATTAGGTATAGGTGGAATTCATTCTACTGAAAAAAAGCAAACGATTATACCTAAACCGGGAACAATATTGTGTGAAAGAGATGTAGTATCTTATTACCCTGCTATAATACTTAATTTAGGATTATACCCCCGGCATTTGGGTAATAAATTTTTAGAAGTTTATAAAGGGATTGTGGATAGGAGAATTGAAGCAAAAAAGTCCGGTAATAAGTTAATAAATGATTCATTAAAAGTTGTAATAAATGGGTCTTTTGGTAAATTAGGATCCAAATATTCAGTTTTATATTCCCCTGATTTAATGATGGCCGTAACATTAACAGGCCAATTAGCTTTATTAATGCTAATTGAAAAATTAGAACAAAAAGGGATAAATGTTATTTCCGCAAATACGGATGGATTTGTATCTATTTTAGACAAAGATAAGTATGAAGATTTCGATGATATGTGTTTTTGTTGGGAAATAGATACAGGATTTGAATTAGAAGAAACAAGATATCAAGCTTTATATTCCCGAGATGTTAATAATTATTTAGCTGTTACTGAAAAAGGAGTTAAAGGTAAAGGTATTTTCACTATAAATCAAATTAGCAAAAATCCTACTGCTACAATATGTGTAAATGCAGCAATGGATTATCTGACTAAGAATAAACCCATAGATGAAACTATTAAATCCTGTAAAGATATTAAGGAATTCCTAACTGTTAGATCCGTTACAGGTGGAGCAGTTTGGGGTGATGATTATTTAGGAAGAGTCGTGAGATGGATATATTCAAATAAAGGTCAACAAATTAGCTATAAGAAAAATGGTAATAAAGTACCTAAGTCTGATAACTCTAGACCCATTATGGAATTAGAAGAATTTCCTAATGATATTGATTACGATCGCTATATAAATGAATCAAAACAGATTTTAGAAGATATTGGTTATTCTGAGATTTAAAAAATATATTTTATAATATGTAAAATAAGATACAATGCAATTTTAATATGGAGAAAAATTATGCAAGGATGTAACATGTTCAAACAAGTTAGAGATTTACATCTTCAGTTTGGTATCAACCACGAAAGGATACCTTTTACTCAAGAAGAAAAAGATTTCAGAACATTAGCTATGATTGAAGAAGTTAATGAGTATATGAATGCCGAAACAAAACATGATGAATTAGATGCTTTAATTGATGTGGTTGTTTTTGCATTAGGTACTGCTGAAAGGCAAGGGATGTTAGATGTTTTTAAAGAAGCATATTTAAGGGTTATGGAAGCCAATAGTAAAAAAGAAATTGGACAAAATGCTAAACGTAATAATTTTAAAATCGATTTAGTAAAACCTGAAGGTTGGAAAGCAGCTGATTTAGAGGATCTAGTATCAGATTCAAAACAAATAGAAATGGATTTTGGAGAATAAAATGGCAATAGAAGAAACGTTAAAATCACGAAAAGGTAGATATGGTAGAGCTACAGATAATGCTCTAGTATCACAATCATTAATGGATGTGGTAAGACACAATGGTCCTTCATTTAAAGAATGGAGTGATTTGCATAAGATGATTGTTCAAATGATATTCAGTAAAATTTCTAGAATGGCATGTGGTGATCCGGATTATGTTGACAACATACATGATGTTATAGGTTATGCAAAGCTATTAGAAAATTATTTAATCGATAAAGAAAAAGGAGTACCTCATGATAATTGATAAAGAAACATTAGGCCCTAAGCCTATATTAGCAAAAGGAAAATATCCTGATAATTTTTACAGCAAAGAAAATTATTGTGCCCCAGAAGTATGGTTAGGGGTATTAGAAGGAGAAAACGGGGAAAGACTTAATAAAAATGTTAGAAATAAATATTACCCCAAAGTTAATAGTAAACATATTGCTAAAACTCCTTTACATGCTATAAGATGGGCAATACAAGAATATACCGAAGAAGGTGATACTATTCTGGATCCTTTTGCTGGCTCAGGTACTACTGCCGTAGAAGCTTTTGCACAAAATAGGAATTTTATAGGAATAGAATATGAATTCTTTGATGAAGTATTAGCTCCTACATTAAAACCTTTTGCAGAAAATGACAGCAATTTGTACATGATTATGCAGGGAGATGCAGAACAAAAATTAAAAGTTGTTCAAGATGAGAGTTGTGCTTTAGTTAATTTTTCAAACCCTTATCCTGATGGAGGGGACCATACCAAAGGTATAGGTGCTGATAATAAACTGGAATATAAAAAGAAAGGCAATTCGGGCTTAATGAAATCTAACCAACAATATTGGGATAAGATGAAAGCTATTCAGGATCTATCTTGTAAAAAACTAATTAAAGGTGGATTTGCTATTTTTGTTATTAAAGATATGATGAAAAATAAAGAGGTATATCAACTTCACAAAAAATTAGCAGATCTAATGCCTGATTATATGGAGCATATAGGTACTGTAGCTTTAGACCATTATCCCCGGTCTTTATTTATGAATACCTACGAAAAGTTTTATGGGGTTAGACCCCCATTAGAGCAAGTATGCCCAATTTTTAGGAAGATACGAAGTGCAAGCTAGGGGTATATCACTTAAACATGCAATCTTTAATTCGAGATATGCATTAAAAAGTATGGGTGAAGAAGTTCAAACTAAAAATTGGCAAGGGGATAAATCGCCTTTTAGTTTTATTGAGCTTTTAAATCTAACTTTAGAAGCACCATTGGCTCAAACTGAAAAAGAAGCTAGAGAAGAATGCAACCCATTTTGGCCTTGGGCAGATGAACATTTCGAGGAAAGAGTGAGTGGCATACCTTACAATCCTCCGCCAAGTCATACAAAATGGCTTAAAAAAACGGAGGAATATCTAGAAACGGACTCCAAATTTAGCCATACGTATCCCGAACGCATGTGGTCCAAGGGTTTACATAGGGCCATACGGCATGAAATTGGGGATCTAAATGATGCGGTAGAATTATTAAAACAAGACCTCTATACCCGTCAATGTTATATACCTATTTATTTTCCAGAAGATTTATCAGCTGCAAGACAAAATAAAAGGATACCTTGTACATTGGGATGGCATATAATAGTAAGGGATAATCGTATTAACGTACATTATCCAATGAGGTCTTGTGATGCAATAAGACATTTCCATAATGATTTATATTTTGCGAATAGATTAGCTTTATGGATTGAATCAAAATTAGATGTTGAATTGGAGATGGGATCGATCCTATTTTCTGCTACTTCTTTTCATTGCTTTACTAACGACCTATATGCTTTAAACAAATTAATCGAGAAAGGATAATGGACCAATTCATTTGGGATTTACTTAAGCTTCTCGTCGCTTGTATCATCATTGCTGAAATACTTTACCGGAAGGAGAAATAAAATGTGTGGATTTTTAATATATAAAACAGAAAAAAGATTAGGGAATTTAAAAGTAGAAGAATTAAAGAATAGTCTTTCCCATAGAGGTATTGATATTTCTGTTCATAATGAACCAGGTGCATTTGTTATACATAACATGTTACCTATGACAAACTTAGTAGATTATAAACAACCTTTAATAAATCCCTACAAATGGAAGGGGATGATAGGTGCATTTACTGGGGAGATATTTAATTGGAAACAAATAAAAGAAAAATATGATTTAGATTGTAATAATGATTCTGAATTATTTGCAGATATTATGTATGGGCAAAAATCAAAAGAAAAAGTTCATGAAATGGATGGGTTTTGGAATTTCGGAGCTATACACAATGATAATATAGTAGGGGTGGTAGATTATTTATCTCAAAAACCTTTGTATTATAGAACAGATATGGAAGCACTTTGTTCAGAGCCTTATCCTTTAACTATGTTAGGTCCTGTAACAAAAGATAATATATTCTTTTCATCTATACCTAAATTTGGATATGATACTGAGGGTAATACCCCTTGGAATGAAATTAAACAAATCCCAGCTGGATCCTATTATGAGAATGGTAAAATTCATAAATATTGGAATTGGAATTTAGTAGAAGATGTACCTTTAAGAGCAGGTATATCCCGATCAGTTAGTGCAAGAATGGGAGGGGAAAGAGCCCCTGCAATTCTTTTATCTGGGGGGTTGGATAGTGCAATAATTTATCATTATGCTAAAAAAATAAATCCAGATATAAAAGTATTCCATATAGAAAATAGAGAAAATAAATATATTCAACTTCTAACTAAGAAATATGAAAAAATTAATTTATCAGATTATACAATTAGTACAGAAGAAGCTATAAGAAGGAATCAAACCCCAGTAGATTTAGGTAGTGTACTACCCCAGGCACAATTAGCTGAGGCATTAAAAGATAAAGGTATTCATGTAGTTTTATCTGGTGATGGATCCGATGAATTATTTTCAGGTTATGATAGAAATCTTTATTATGATAGTCAACATTCTGATATATTCCAAGAATTACCTTATTATCATAATCCAAGATTAGATCGTATTATGATGGGGTCCGTTGTAGAGCTTAGAGCCCCTTTTATGGCATCATATATAGTTAAATATGCTTTATCTTTAGATTTTGAAGCAAGAAGATATAAAAAGATTTTAAAAGAATTATATAAACATGCCCTTCCTACAGGTATTATATTAAGAGAAAAATTGGCTTTAAAATCAGAAAAAATAAGAAAGAAAAAGCAAAGAGATAATACTATAGAAAATATAAAGATATTTGAAAAATTATTTAGCCTATGAAGATTAGAACAAAACGCGATAGTAGAATTAGCAAACATCAATATTTTTTAAAGTTAGCTAAGATTGTAGCTACAAGGGCCACTTGCCCTAGAAGAGAAGTAGGTTGTGTTATAATTAATGAAGCTGGTCATATAAAAGCTACAGGTTATAATGGGGTTCCTTCAGGATACCCTCATTGTACTGATCATCCATGTGGGGGTCATAAATCAGGAACCGGTAATAATTTAGAATCATGTATGGCTACACATGCTGAGGCCAATGCTTTACTCCAATGTGATGATGTAATGGATGTGGATATAATTTATCTAACCGTATCTCCTTGTATAAATTGTGCAAAATTAATAGGTAATACTTCTTGTAAAATGGTAATATATTCAGAAGAGTATATTAATAAAGATGGTATCAATATGCTTAAAAAGTTAGGTATAATAACTAAGTATGAGAGAATCATTAATCGAGAGGAAAGTCAGTGAGTATGCAAAATCCCAAGGATGGTTGACTTATAAATTCACAAGCCCTTCTAATAGAGGGGTACCTGATAGAATCTATTTAAAAGATGGAATTTGCTTTTTTATAGAATTTAAAGCCCCTGATAAAAAAACTAGTAAGCTACAGAATAAGGTCATTAAAAGGATCCAATCTAAAGATTTCGATGTACATATTATTGATTCTTTGGAAGAAGGTAAAGATCTTTTTGTAAAATAAATTTTACAAATAGTCAAAGACATGATATAATGGCCCCATCAAGTGAAATAAATCATTTGATAATATAAGGATAAAATGATGAAAATTTATAACATAAAAAGAGAACGGGGAAGGGCTAGTAATAGATTCTGTGGCCCCGCAGCTATCTCAGCTTTGACTAACAAAGACACTGCAGAGACAGCTAGGTCCCTAAGAGACAGAGGTGGCTTAAGACAGATCACAGGCACATCTGAAAGACTGCTTAAGGAAACTCTATATTACGATTATGGAATTAACCTTATCAATATAAGTGACTATTCCAAAAATTGTATGAATCGAAGACCCACTCTAGCTAGATGGTTAAAACAAACGATCAAGTTTAGAACCAAGGGAAGAGTTTTCGTAATCATAGCAGGAAACCATTACCAAATAATTTCAGGAAGAAGATATGTTTGTGGAATGGTAGGTGAAATATGTTCTATCCGGGATAAGAAGGTTCGGAGAAGAGCAAGAGTTGAAAAAGTCTATGAAGCTAGATCAGTCTAACTTACACTCTTACCAAAAAAGAGCACTTGCGTTTATTAAACATAAGCGTAAGTGCGCTTTATTCCTGGATATGGGTTTAGGTAAATCTGTTATCGCTTTAACCGCAGCTTCAGAAATGTTAGATGACTTCCTAGTTAATAAGATCCTAGTTGTTGCACCCTTAAGGGTTTCAAATACCGTATGGAAACAAGAAGCAAATAAATGGGAACATCTTCAACATCTCAATATTTCCATAGCAACAGGATCAGCAAAAAATAGGATCCTAAGTTTACAAACCAAAGCGGACATTCATGTTATTAATAGAGAGAATGTTGACTGGCTTGTACGGACACAAAAATGGCAATGGGATATGATTATCATAGATGAATCAAGTTCATTTAAATCTATGAAGTCTAAAAGATTTAAAGCATTAAGAAAAGTAACAAAATATCTGCGAAGTGTAGTACTTCTAACAGGGACTCCTAGCCCTAATGGAATTGTAGACCTATGGTCCCAAATGTATTTAATTGACCAAGGGATGAGATTAGGAAGAACAATGACTAATTTTAGACAAAGGTTTTTACATCCAGCAGGATATATGAGTTATTCCTGGGAACCAAACAAAGGTGCGGATAAAGAAATCCAAGAATTAATTAAAGATGTATCTATATCTATGAGCTCAGAGGATTATTTGGAGTTACCTGAACGAATAGACCTCACAGAATATATTGAATTACCAGAAGAGATCCTAAGTCAATATAAAGAATTAGAAAAAGAATTTTTATTAGAATTAGAAGAAGGTGATATCGAAGCTTTATCTGCAGCAACATTAGCAAACAAATTACTCCAGATGTGTAATGGTGCAGTTTATGATTCTGAAGGAATAGCTCATACTATCCATGATTTAAAAATTAAAGCTTTAAAAGAAATCATTGAAGATAACCCAAATGAGTCCTTTTTAATTGCATATAACTATAAATCGGATCACGTACGTCTCTCTAAATCCTTTCCGCAAGGTGTTTCACTTAGTAAGAGTGGTGTAGAGATTCAGGAATGGAATAAAGGTAATATAAAACTAATGTTTGCCCACCCTGCTAGTGCAGGACACGGGTTAAACTTACAAAAAGGTGGATCCTCAATTATATGGTTTGGATTAAATTGGTCATTAGAATTATATCAGCAATTTAATGCAAGGCTACATAGACAAGGTCAAGATAAGCCTGTAAAAGTTACTCACTTGGTGGCTAAAGAAGGTATTGATGAAAAGGTAATGAAAGCAATAGGATCCAAAGCTAAGACCCAAAGAGAGTTGTTAGAGTATTTAAAAAAATAATAAATATATTTTACAATGAGTAAAAACTTCGATACAATGGGGACTAATTTTAATAAGCAAGGAGGCAACATGGAACAACCTAAGAACAATAATCCCAAAGGTAATTGTTGGAACTGTGGTGAAGTAACAGGCTTTGGCCATAATCAAAAAGAACCAACCCGATATGATACGATTATATGCTCTACTGATTGTAGAAAAGTATTAGACCGGGAAGGTTGGAAACCAAGGAGTAAAAATGGAAACTAAAGAAGAACTTTTAAGAGGTGATTTTGAGAATCACCTCTACGAGACTTCCAAGGGTGATGCTTTACAAGATTTTATTGATAAAGCCCTTGAGATGACAATATCTGTTGAACATGAAGTTCCTTTCCATATGGAAGGACCAGATGTATACAATTCGGATCCTAAAGTTGCTAGAGTTATAGATCAAATTATAACCTTAGGAAGATGGTTTGTGTATAATATAGATGTTGTTGGTAAGTACAGGCTTTATGAAGAATCGTTTGCTTATAACTTTGAAAAAGAAGCATTCAATATTCTTCATGATGAATTAGGATATTATATAGAGGATGATAATGACACAAAATAAAAAAAATGGACAAATACATGTTCCGATACAAAATACTAATGAAAGTCATTTAGTAGGAGTAGCAGGGATAGCTTTAATACTACACCAACTTCAAGATTTAAAAGATGATGAATTAAGGAATCATCTTATAGAAGCTGCTCAAGAATTATGTGACGAAATAATGGCTGAGCAGGCCTTTAATCTTTCGGAGATAAATAATAATGTATAAATATTTTTGTTGGACTGTAATCTTTAGCATACTTTCCTATATAGCTATAGGTATACTATTAGTAAGTTTCCTATCAGGTTGCTCTGGATTTGATAGGATCCAATGCCAAGATTCCGATTCCGTTTATTGTGAAGGAGTAGTATCCCATGCAATACTATGAATTAATGGGTAAAGGATGGAAATCACCTAGAACCTTTACTATTGAACAAATTTTTAAACTTGCTGAAAAGAAAGGTATAAAGCTAAATAAGTGGGATCTAAAAAGGCATTTATTAGTCGGTACTCGTAATATAGACGTACTTTTAGATAAAGACAATAAATCCTATGAGTGGAGACGTGAACGTTTAAATACGGACAAATACAAGCTCCATTTAAAGGTCCTAGCTGATAAAAAACGGATGAAAGATAGAAATTTCTATGATAAGTACTCTAGATTAGCTTTATCAACGATTTAATCACTCCAATGGATATTTGCTTTCCGATGCTTATTCCAAGCTGCAAAGCCACCTAACCTCAATCCATAATAAGCTAAGTAGTTAATTAATCTAAACCCATTTTGAATTATATTTATATCTCTAAAAATAATATCTAATTCTTTTTGGGTTTTAATTCCTATAGAATCTTGCTTACTAAGCTTTAATAGAGTAGCATGTTTGTAACCATAATCATGAACTAATCCCCCAACCAATAATACTCCCATTGGGGATAACCAAGTATGTAAGAATTTAGGAACAGATGCTCCATCAAAAACAAATCCCTTGGGGATGACTAATTTTTCACCATCAATCTCATAATGATAGTCTTCAGATATTTCCCATTTTCTAGATACGAATAACCATACTTTAATACCACCCCAAAAGCCTTTACCTTTGGTTGGAATGGGAATGGGTTTCATGTGAGGCATACTAATAGCTTTAAATTCCATATTAGGTTTTACATCTTTATCTAAAATTTTCCAGATAAATCCTATCCAAACTAATGCTATCACGATACTGAATTGCCAAAATTGTAAAATTATTTCCATATTATTTTCCTTTTGCTAATTGGGCCCCAAAATAGAATTCGATTATCATAGTAGCCCATGAAAAGACTTCCTCTAGTTTAAGTACTGCACCTGCTTGTACGGTTACATATTCAATTTGATCAGGAGTTAATTGAAATCCGAAAAAATTAAATCCCTCAATAAGAGTAGGTACAACAGTAGGAACATTAAAAAAGACTGGAGCAACTTGGGTAAAAATAATAAGACCTAATATTACTAGAATTATTATTCTTCTATTCCAAGCTGCCATTGGGCTTTCTTTATCTGCCCTATCCCTAGCCATGTTAATCGAATCATTCCTTACTTGGAGTGATTCGATCATTAATTTTTGATTTTCTTGATTTGCTTGGCTTCTAAGCGCAATAAGTTTGGCTAAAAAGCCTAATGCTATGGGTGCTACGTTAGTTATAAAACCAATCATTTCAAGAAGTTATTTTATATCCTTTAAATCTTTATCAAGTAATTTCCAGATAATACCTGCAGCGATTAATCCTGCTAAGCCTGCATTACCTAAAGTCCAAACAATATCAAGTATGGATCCAATTACATTTCCAGTTAAAAATGCTACTTTAGAACCGAAAATAATTTGTAACACAATTGATAAGCTTATTAACTTAATACCTACATCTATTGCACCGTCTGCACCATTTTTGATTTTCTCTAACATATTTTACTCCTTTAATTTCCTTCTCGAAGGATTTTATAAATCTGATCTAACTTGTTTTCGATTTTATTTATGGAAACAAGATAGTCATTTTTTAGGACATATTCCTTAGGCATATTACCTTGACATATTGTCATGGTACGCTCTAATTCTTTAACATCCCTTGCCAATTGCTTCATGAAATAACCTAGCATAGCTATGATAAGTCCTAAAGCAAGTATTAAAAATTCGATCATCATTTCATTTATTCCTTACCACATTTGTCTATTATATCATTAATTAGCTAATGGATTATCTAAGGCTCTTTGTAGCTTACTAGTAAGCCTTTCTTCTAATTCTTTAATTTTTCTATCTGTATCTGAATATAAAGCATCCCTTCTTGCATCAAACCTTTCAGAAGCATTATCAATAGTTTCATTTATTTTATCTTGTGAACCATTAACTTTATCTTCTAATCTTTCCATAAGTGCTTCTTGCCTAGCTAAGTCATCCTTTAAATCATTCTTAATTGTTCTCGTATAGTCTTTAGCTTGTTCTACTGACTCACTTACACTTACTAATGTTTCCTCTATGACTGCTATATTCTGTTCTATTCCAGTTAAATCTGGGGCAATATAAGAATTTATTTTAGCTTCCATTTCAAGATAACGGTTCCATATTTCAAATCCACCCCAAAGACCACCTATAATAGTACCTACCAAAGGTACTATAAGTAATAACTTACTTCCCCCTACTTTAATACCACCGTATTCTATTTCTGCCATTGTAGATCCACTAATTTATTATGAAGTAATTCATTTGCTAATCCATTCCTTAACCCTTTTAGATTTTCTGGTATAGTTTTATTCAGATATATATCCCTATCTGAATAAAAAACTCCATCCACCATAGATGAATTATAACTTGAAAACCCTAATTGAAAATTTAATAATGCTAAAATGTAGGATTGGATTTCCTTTTGAGCTTCTAATGAAGCTGCTTCCCCCATTTCCTTAGCTAAGTTATTTAATTTGTTAGTAATAATTTCCTTCATTTTTTTCTTTTTAGATTCTTTTCTATCTTTTTCACTAACTTCTGGTTTTGCTTCAGCTAATCTTTCAGTCTGTTCTTCATTAGGTTCTTCAATGCTTGACTCATCTTCTGGTCCCTCTGCTTCTGGCTCTGCTTCAGGTTCTTCTTCCATTTCTTCAAGTTCTTCCTGTTCATCTTCTACCTCCTCTATAGGTTCCTCTATAGGTTCCTCTAAAATTTCCTCAATTTCTTGTTCTAATTCTTCTATAATTTCTTCTTGTGTAATTTCTTCAAATTCAATTTCAGGTATTACTTCTTCAAAAACTTCAATTAATTCTTCAAAATTTAAAATCTCAGGTATATCTATTTCAATAAATATTTCTGGGGGAATTAAAACAAATATTTCTTCCTCTTCTTCCTCCATTTCTAATTCTTCTTCAGCTATTGCTGCCTCATATCCTGGACAATATATGGAATAAGTAGGATTATATTCACATTGCTGATCCAAATATGCTGTTTCAAAATTAGGACAAGCATTACTCCATAAACTATCTAATGAACATTGTTGGTTAAAATAAGCTTCACTATAACCCACACAGCCAGAATCATAGAGAGGATTAAGACCACATTGTTGCTCATAATAAGCCTCCGCATAAGTTTCTGGGTAATACAAACAACTCAAATGACTTTCTGGTATAACACTGCATATACTTTCTCCCCCTCCGATTACTACTGGGTCATCTTCTGCACTATTCCAAAAGAGTGCTCCATCTTGAGTAGGATGGTTATAGAACCATTGTTCATACTCCCCAGCACTTAAATCACCAACTACTGCTACTGTAACACTATGATTATTTATTTGAACTTGTTCATAATTTATTGAAATATTACCAAGTGGAAAAATTGTTAAATCAAAAGTATTACTGGTATTAGTATTATAATACTCTGCTAATCCCTCCCACATATATTTTTGGTAAGTTTCATCTCCTTGGGTATAAAACTTCCCAACACCTGTATCTATTAAGTCAGTATGGAAAGGCATAATAGTATAATTGAATCTTACACCTGTCGCACCATTTGCAAAGTCTTGACCATGACAACACAACCCATCATGGATATATCCGCTACCTGGAACAGTAAGAGGATCTAAAAATCCCACTACACCATTTGAAAACATAAAGCTAGTGACATAGCTATTACCATAAAAAGGAAAGGTAAAGTCCAATGGTACTTCCACCCATCCGTCGTCGGTAATCGTATGCTCTATTATAGGGGCTTCAGATAACGAGGATAGCGAGAAGCATAACCCCAAGAATGCCGTTAGTAAGATTTGCAATAAATTCTCCTCGATCCATAGTTCTAAAATTTTCTTTTTTAGGGATTTGTTTAGGATTCTTTTTCCACTCTACAGATGCCTCTTCCCCAATCTTCCCCATTATCGGGCAGGGAGTTCCAGCCTTTTCCATGGCATCATAGGTCCTCCAGTCTTGACACATCACACTTACTGCTGCTACCTTCATTCCCATATCATACAAAACTTTAGCTATTTTTAATCTTTCACAGTTAGCATCTCTATATGCCTGCCCTGTAGATATACCTAAAATCTGTGTTTGAACTGCTCCACTTACACCAACAGTACATAGATCTGAATTACTTGCATTTATACTAGGGCTAATAGCACTAGGTGGATTAGTTTTAATTGTAGATTTTGTTGTTGTATTACTTGTTACTGTAGATGTAGATGTGCTTTCAGTTACGATAGGATCAGCCATTACTGGGATAACAAATATCATCCAAAAACAGATAACTATGCCAAATGCTATTATATTGTTAATTCTTCTATTCATTTAAAATTTATTATATCATATCACCTAAATTAATTCTATTCATCTAAACTTTGCTCCCTGTATCCAACCTATTAATGACATTCGTTTACCTTTTGTAACTGGTGTAACTCTATGTTCTAAAAAAGATGGAAAAACAATTACTGTACCTTTTTTCTTAATGTTTATTTTATCTTGTTTACTAAAGTCTCCATTCCAAATTTCAAAATTGCCTCCTTTGTAATCATTAGGTTCAGACAACTGAACAACTACTGAAAGTTTTCTATGACACATTTTTTCAGTTTTCCAATTTGTATCTATATGCCAATCATAAAAATCCTTGTTATCTGAATTGTACGTAGTAAATTGACAAGTTTCAACTGTGTTTATGTCAAAACCAAATGCTTCATTATTAGCTTGTACACCATAACGATATATTAAATCATAAATTTCAGGATATTTTCCTCTACTTGGGAAACTTATTTTTGACTTTCTTATTTTTTTATTAACCCTAACATCAACACCATTATCTTGACCAATTAAACCATCGATAGTTTTAGATTCTTGACCTGCTTGTACTATCTTCTCAATAAAAGGCTCTTTAAGGTGTTGAGTGTAATAAAACCAATTATATTTCATATTAAAAATAATTTAGATTAATGTTAACTCTTCTATCTTGATTACTTGTTGTTGTACTTGCATGAGGTTTAGTTGTATCAAGAATAACTGCCCTATTAGCAACACTTTCTATTTTTGTTCCATCTTCTAAAATAGTTGCACCATGTTAATATGAAATACACACCCTTTTTGTTTGTATTCATAATCTGTGTGTAATTCGTGTTCTATAATCTTAGGTGTCCTATTAAACAAATTTACTTTTATTCTAATTAATGCTTTAATGTTTAATTTGTTAAGCAAAGGTTGCAATGTTTTCCACCCTTCTTTAGTTGTAAACACTTCATTTGAGTCATACATAACATGACAGAAATAACCTTTATATTTAAGATTTTGATTTGTTCTTAAATCGTCTTTAAAATAAGTTATAGAAGGTTGAAAATACCAAGCAAACTTGTTACTCATCATTAGTTCTTGTAAAACATTAAAATCTTTTTTGTCTAAAAAATTGTCAATAATTTTATAATCCATAGGTATATCCTGAATCAAACAGACCGACATCACCTTTGGGCATTATATTAAAAGCCAATGAATATCTTGTAGCATCTCCATCCCACTCACGTATTTTATGTTCTGTTCGTGCAGGAAATATTAATAGTGTACCTTTGGTTGGTTTGTATTGGCATGATAATGAATTTAACAAATTATTCTCAACTGGCTCTACAAAAATAGCAGGTGCTTGTTTTTCTAAAATTATTTCACAATTGTCTTGTAAATAAAAAACTGCTGTCCACCATGCATTACAATGAATATGTTGAATTTGTTCTTGCTTTCTCCCTACTTTGCTAAACCATGACCTACTTATTTCAATGTCACAATCATATTTCATTGCACCATGTATAAATTCTTTTGCTTTAGCAATAAATTGTTTTTTTAATTTAGGACTCTTATCTAATATTTTATGACTATAAGTAGAGTTATCTCTAAAATCTGAATAATCTAAACTACGAAGTAATTCAATTACTGGTTCTTCTAACTCAGTTGCTTGTATGTTTGCAACAACTGTAGAAAAAATTGCATCTATGCCTTTTAGACTCATCTAAATATATCTCCTCTTTTATATTTAATGTACCTTTGTGATTTGATTTTGTTTATAACTTTTCTTATGTTAGTAGTTTTTTTTGCTTGTATACAAATTTCTTCCCATTCTGATTGACTAACTTCATCATCCCATGCTAAAGATTTTTTTTTAGTAAACCCATGATGAGTCACCATAACCTACCTTTCCTTTTGGAATAAAATTGAATGCTAATGAAAATCTAACTCTTTCTTTATCATTATGTGGAAGTATTTGATGTTCAACTCCTGATGGAAAAACTAACAATGTTCCTACGTTTGGTTCAAAGGTAACTTCTTTAGCATTTAATAAAGTTTGTTTTTCAGGAATGACAAACATTTGTTGATATGTTCTATCGTTTAATTGTATTCGACAATCTTCTTCAAAATAAAAACAACAACTCCACCAAGAGTTACAATGCCTATGAGGATTTAAAAACTGACCATCCCATATTCTAGTAAACCAAGAAGTTGTCATTTGTATTTCACAACCCATGTGCATATATTCTTGTAAAAACTGTTGTACTTCTTTTGTAAATGCTTTTTTTAATTTGTCAGTTAAAACATCATGACTGATAGTGCAATTACCACTAAAGTCTTTGTAGTTGTACGATGACAATAGTTTTTCTACTGGATCAACTAATTCAAGCAACTGTATATTAGCTACAGGAGTTGAAAATAAACTGTCTATTCCTACTAAATTATCCATGATAATACATAAAATTTATAACCACTCTTGATTTTGTATTAGTACAAGATGTTCCACGATGAATTAAATTAGCAGGAAATGTTAACATTCTATTAGCAACACTTTCTACCTTAGTACCATCAGCAAATTCTGTAAATCCATCATTATGATTAATATAGAAAATTGATGTTGTCCAATCTTCTAGTTTTTTTTTATCTAATTCACTTTCATCTACATGAAAACCATTTTTGATAATAGTTGAAGTTTTTGTAAGTAGATTTGCTTTTACTCTGAGCAAAGAATAAGCACTTAGCTTATCTAACAAAGGTTGTAGTAATTCAATACTATTTGATTGTGGTTGATTGTATCTATAAAAAGTATGACAAAATTGAAAATACTCGTTCTTGTCTGTTGTGTAATCTATAGTGGGATTATAAAACCAAGGTATTTCAGAGCCTAGCAATTGCTTTTGAATGTTTTTAAAAACTTTCTTATCTAAAAAGTTATCTGTAACTTGCATGGTATCCTCCTTACCATTTATCTAACGGACATTCCTGTGACTTCCATTTAGTTTTTGCTGTTAGGTTGCAACCACAGTTTTTACACCAAGGCATACCATATCGCATTTGCATTTCATCACAAGTCTGACAAGTATCTCGTCTTTTTTTTTCTGTTTTTTTATCTACAAGTAACCCAAATTTATCTATTAACTTAGTCATTGCTTCCTCTTAAGCATTTTAACTAATTAGACAAAAGTATCATCTGCCCATTTTATTGATATATTGCCAGTTGCAAGGTCTGTCATTGTATATACAGGTGGAGCAGGTGCGCCTGTTTCAGTTATTATTTCTGTACCACCACTTTCCATTACCTTTTCAGTTTGGTATGTATCTGACCATGTTTGATATTCTGCCCTGTATGCTTCTTCTTCTGTTTTAGTTTTGTATTTTATTTTAACTTTTATTACAGAATCACCTTTTTCAGCTTGTTGTACTTGTACTGTCTGAGTGCTGTAATCTATCCATCCATCAGAATCACCATCTTCTTCAACTGCTTTGTAATGCAAATAATCACCTGCACTTGCACCACCTCCATGAGTTACGTCTACACCTGAAACCTTTTCTATTGTAGTTAAACAACTACCCATTTTGCCTAATTCAGTATAGTCAAATTTAACTTCAAGAGTATCAGTAGCTGTAAACTGGTCTCCCCATGTTCTTCTTGCTTGTAATGTTACTGCCATTATTTTCTCCTATGAAATTTGCCCTGTGTTTCCTGCAAGTACAGAACCTGCTGAACCATTTGCTGAACCATTTGAACCTGCTGAACCTCCTGAACCACCACCATATCCACCAAAACTTTGATGGCAATAATTGGTTGAAGAACCTCCACCTCCACCTGATGCACCTGCTGACCCTAGATTTCCTCCCGAACCACCTGAGCCTCCTCCACCATTGTGTACAGTACAGTTAGGA